TGTAATAGCTCAAGCCTTTGTTTATCAAAGGTTTGGGCTTTTTTTGTTGGTTTGAAAAATATTTGACCATACTTTTGACCATACTAGTTAAAAGCCGATGTATTTCGATAGTTTTTCGGTAGTTTTTTCTTTTCCATCATTTGTTAGATGTGTATAAGTATCTAAAGTTGTTTTTATATTTGCATGTCCTAATCGTTCCTGAACTTCTTTATGATCTGCCCCAGCATAATATAATAAAGATGCATGCGTGTGTCTAAATCCGTGAAGCCCAATGTTTGGTAAGTTAGCCTTTTTACGATAAATATTGTATCTATCTGTAATAGCTTGATTTATTGTAAATTCATTTTCTTCATTGGTGAAAATACGTGAGGGTTGTGTATAACCAAGTTTAAGAAGATATTTTTTTTGCTCTAATTTCCATTTTTTTAAGATAGTTATTGTTTTTGCATCTAATATTAGTGTTCTGTTTGATTTCTTTGTTTTTGGAGTATTTGATACATAATAATGGTCAGATTTAGCAATTGTTTTGTTGATTTGTAGTTCACCAGTTTTAATGTTTAAATCGTCCCAAGTAAGAGCTAACAACTCTCCTATCCTACATCCACTAAAAGCTAATAATCTGAATAATGTATAATCTCTTATTGTAATGTAGGTACTTTCGCTTTGTTCAATACTTTTTAAAAATATTTGAAGTTGATCTTTTGTATAGAATTTAATTTTCTTTTCTGATGTAATAATATCTTGATTTTTAGGAACTATTACATTAATCACTGGGTTTTGATTGGTAACTCCTATGTTAATAGCAAATTTGAAGACTTGATTAATATAATTTATAAAAAGGGGATATTGTTTTGAACTACCTTTGGAATGCCATGTATTCACGATTTTCTGACAATAAGCAGTTGAAATTTTTGATATTTCAATTTTTCCAAATGAAGGTAGTATGTGTTTTCTGAAGATTATTTCTGTTCGAGAGTAGCTACTTTCTTTTACGGTATTTTTATAATTTTCTAGCCACATAAATGCTACTTCTTGGAATGTTATATTAGTGGAAGAGGGAATGCCATTTTTTTGAATTTCCATTTCTAACCTTGCTAATGCAATTTTAGCCTCTTTTTGAGTGCGAAATCCTCTCTTAGTTGTATACTTCTTTTTTCCAGTTAGCGGATCGGTACCAAGATATGTTTTGAAGTACCATGCTTTTTCACCATTTTTCTTTTGATATTGTTTTATCATTGCCATTTACAAAACCTCTTTTCAAGAACGTGCGTTCGTTTTTATTTTTTTAAGAAAAGCCCGGAGGCTTTTCTTTACTCATTTAAATGTTGTATTGCATAGTCAGCTTCTTCTTGCGTGAATTTTTCTCCATATTCAGATGTCAGTTGATCTTTTATTGCATCAGGAGACATAGACATATCTTCTTGATAACTTTTTGCTTTTGCAAGGGCATTTTCATTATAATCTGCATTTAAATTATCAACTGCATATTGTGCTGCCTCGGCAGAGAATTTCTCTCCATGTTCTGATGTTAATTGATCATAAATTCCTGCTTTAGACATATGCATAGTATCAGAATATAATTTAGCTTTGTTTAGTGCAGATTTGTATTCTTGGGGTGTATTGTCTCTTGAATTGCTTTCTGTTTTTGCGTTATTTGAAGTGGAATCACTTCCAGAGCTCCCAGCACCTAGAAAAGCAAAACCTAAAATACATAAAATAATAAATCCAACAAAAACTCCAAAACAACCAAACATACCTTTCCCAAAACTTTTTAACATAAAAATCCTCCTTGTTGACATTAAATATATTTTATATAAAAACCACCTAGCCAAATTGGTCAGGTGGTTCTTTTCTAATTTATAAAACCACTTTTCCAACGACTCTAAATTCGTGTTTATGTGTTATTTTAAATGATAGGTTTGTTGTCTGAATATAGAAGATATTTTTTTATTATTAAATCTAATTACAAATATCTTCTTAGTTCAGGAGGTAAACCTAGATAATCCATTATTTGAAATTCAGTTAAATTTTCTAAAATATCTTGGTCTTGCATATATATGAGCAACTTCATAGCCAAAGAATTTGCTTCACATTCCATTTTTGATATAAAAGAATCTAAGCCAAGAGATCTATAAAAAGGTGTACTTGAACCGCTGTGTAATTTGATGTGACTAAATTCATGTAGTATCACAAACTGTTGATAATATTCAGGCCAGTTTGCATTTACAATAATTGTATGGCAACGATTATTGGTTTGAGTACAACCTCCTGTTTCATCATCTAAATCAGCATATAGTAATTTGCAATTCGCTTCTTTTATTAATTGATAAGCGCTGTACGGATGATACAAATTAATTATTTTGTTAAATGTTTCTTCTACATAATAATTCATCATATCCCCCCGCTAAATCAATTTCTATAATCCTTGCGAGTGAATTTTTTCTTTGCTTCTTCTTTATTCATTTCCATTGCAGTACGTATAGCAATTAAAAGACGGTCTTTTTGATCTTGTGTAGCTGGTTCACCATAGAAATTGAGATTTTCACCGTTAGTTAGTCCCTCAATTAATTCTTCAGCTTGGATAGCTATATCTTTTTTTTCTTTGTCATTTAGTTCGTAATATTTTTTCTTTTCGGTACGACCAAGTAAATAGTCGGTTGAGACGTCAAAAAAATCTGCAACTTTTTGTAATTTGTCTGATTGAGGACTTGTTTTATCCCAACGATATAAAGAATTTTCCCCTATACCTAATTTAATAGAAAGTTCTTTAATTGTAATATCCCTTTGTTTAGCAAGTAATTTTATTCTTTCTAAAGTATTCATATAATCACCTTTCAGAGAAAAAAGCATACTAAATAAAAACGTCTACCAAAAATGGTTGACATCTACCGAATTAGATAGTATACTGATTTCAGATATAAGAAATGAGCAAAAAAATACTAATAAAAAATAGTATAAAATCTTGGCGGATTTATTATGCTTATTTCTTTGTGTTTATAGTATCATATCTGGTAGTTTTGTCAACTATTTTATCATAAAAGATTGGAGGTGTGATTATGTCAGTTTCTATTGTGGCAAATATAAAGAAAATTGCATTAGAGAAAAATTTAACTATTAAACAAATTGGAAAAGAATCAGGTGTAGGAGAAAATGCGATTTATAGATGGGATAAACAAAACCCTAATTTATCAAGTTTAAAAAAGGTTTCTAATTATTTAAATATTTCTATTGATGAATTACTAGAAAGCGAAAAACAGGAGGTGTAACTTATGCAGCTAAACATTCCTGATGAAATTGTTCAAAACGAATTAGCAAATAACATTACTTTCATAGTATTAAAAGAAATTGAAAATCGTTTGAATTTATTGACTAAAACCATTGAATTACCGCCATATCCTAACAAATCGCAAGTAAGAAAGATTTTAGAGATTGGCGATGAAAAATTGAATAATTGGATTTCAAAAGGTTTAAAAATTCAACAATGGAGTAATCAGGATATTCGGATTGAACGATCTGAATTACAAAGATTTCTAAAAGAAACTTTTGAAATTTAAAGGAGGAAAGAAAATGGAGAATCTAGTAATTATGAAAAACCAAGAAGCAGTAACAACTAGTTTACAAGTCGCAGAAACGTTTAATAAAAATCATCGTGATGTTTTAGCAGCGATTGATGATTTAAAAGAGGGGGTTGCGGAAAATTACGCAGACCTATTTTACGAAGATAGCTATATTCATCCACAAAACAAACAAAAATATAGACAAATCATTATGAACCGTGACGGATTCACGTTACTAGCAATGGGATTCACTGGTCAAAAAGCTCTTAAGTTTAAACTGAAATACATTGAAGCATTCAATCGAATGGAAAAAGAAATTCAACAGCCTAAATTACCAACCTCAAAGCGAGAATTAGCTTTACTAGCTTTATCAGCAAACGAAGAAACAAACGAACGTGTAGATGTAATCGAAAAAGAAGTAGCTGACTTAAAAAACAATCAAAAAATAGATGCGGGTGATTATAGCTATTTATCACGACGAGTTCATCAGAGAGTTGCAGAAGTGGCGAAAGGATTTGGAAAAATCACAAAAGAACAGCGTAGCAAGCTATACAAGGATATTAATTCAGGCATTAAGCAAATTACTGGTGTAGGGTCTCGCTCCCAATTAAGAGAAAAACATTATGAAACCGTAATTGAATATATTAACGATTGGGAACCGTCCACAGCAACAAAAACAGTTGTAAGACAAATGAGTTTAGGTTTATACAACTGAACAAGAAGCGAGGCTAACTAATAATGAATTTTCCATCTATATTAATTATTTCATGTTTCATTACATTGGTATGCATCATGTTGATGCTGGAGATAGAACCAGAGAATTATTGGTACAAGTATTATGCTTTTTCTATTCTAATTGTTTTCTGTCTTTGGAGCTGGTCCCATTTTTATGGATTTTAAAAATGGAACAATGATTTTATGAAGATCATCTCTGGTTTTTTGCAAGTTATGCTCAACAATTAATGTTTCATATAATTGTTCGAATATCGGAATCATTTCAAATGGAAGGATAGGTAATAAAGAAAAATGAGCTTCTTCGAAAGCAGCTTGATTGATGGCTGTATCACTTCCAATAAATTGTCCAACAGCTTTGAGATAATTATCCATTTTTTCACGAACATATAAAAATTCTTTGGTTTGATTCTGTTGATGATATTCTAATTCTTTCATTTTTCGTTGATGTGAGTTGTTTAAATGAGTAGTTAGTAAGGGGGTAATTAATGCACAAAGAGCAATGATTGCTGTAATTGTAAATGATAGATCTAGTTTCAAAATAAGCACCACCGTTTTTAAACAATTATACACTAGAAAGGGATAATCAAAAATACCCAAAAATTCTACTTTATCAAAACGGTATTTCCGCATATTGAAAAGTTTTTACTTTTTTAATAGGAAATCCTAGAAGAGTTGTTTAAACGGGAAACACAAAGAAGAGATTTATCAATTTCGACGAAAAAATTGCAACAAAAGCATAGGAGGTTAACAACATGAAAGCAATACGTGAAGCACGATTGATAGGCGCATTTTTATTGATGATTGTACTAGGAGTATTGCTGAAAACTCACTTTTCAATGCCAATACTAGCAACGCTAAGTGCACCTTTCTTTATCCATTGGTTTTTTAACTGGGACGAGGCCAAGTATCAATACTCTAAAAAAGGAGGCGATAAAAAATGTATGTAGCTGTAGGTGAAGCTAGTAGAGAAACATATGTGATTGGAGAAACACAAGCGGAAGTCTTTAGAAAATTGCTCGAAGAATATCCATATGTTTCATTTGATGAAGGTGTTTATCCAGAGAGATTAAGCATAGTACAAAAAGAGCCCCAATCGTCTGCAAACGAATAGGGCAAATATTGAACAAAAAAATCAAAAATTATTAACTAAGGAGAGTATATCAAAATGAACGAAAAAATTCAAAATTTATTAATGGAACTTGTAAAAGAATGCCAGAAAGGAGAAGTTGCTCTTGTTTTAGCAACTGTTGATCCAGAAAGAATGGAACCATCCAGTGTTTTACTTGCAGGTTCTTTGCCTGAACAAGCAATTGCATTTAATGAATTATTTGAAAAATTTAAAGAAGAAGCACTTGCTCATGATTGTAATTGTCCGCAATGTAAACAAATAAAAGAAGCACTTATTGGTGCAGAATCATCTTCAACTAAACAAAATAATGAGGAAAAACTAGATATATTGTTAAAAGATTTTTTACGAGGTGAGTTGTAATGATTGAAGTAAGAGGTTTAGGTAACGACATTTACGAATTAATGCTAGCAAACGCACAGAATAACATTGTCCAATCTGTTCGGACATCTGCATCTTATGGCAATACAAGTTGTGTGGTAAGCAGTAAAGGAGCTACAAAACCATTTTTAGATCAATTACAAATACAAGGTGTCGATTATATCGAATTGGAAGATGAAAAAATAAAACTATTTTGGGAGGGGTTGTAATGCCTGAATTTGATTCGCTAGGGGCAAGACAAGAGCCACCCGAAGAAAAAGAAGTGTTAGAGCCAACGTGGGAATACGATGAGGAGGAAGACGAAAGATGATTCAATCTACTTTATCCATGAGCCATCAAGAATGGCTTGAGGATAGACGTAAAGGAATTGGAGGATCAGACGTTGCAACAATCTTAGGATTGAATCAATATAAATCAGCTTATCAATTATGGCTAGAGAAAACAGGTCAAGTTGAGCTGAAAGATACAGAAAGCGAGCCAGCCTATTGGGGGAATGTTTTAGAAGAAGTTGTTGCGAAAGAGTTCCAAGAAAGAACAGGAAAAAAAGTTCGTCGTAGAAATCAAGTCTTCGAACATTCGCTCCATCCTTTTTTAAGAGCAAATATTGATAGAGAAGTGGTTAGAGAAAATGCCATTCTAGAATGCAAAACTGCAAATCAATTTTTAGCGAAAGAATGGGCAGGAGACGAAGTGCCATTGAGTTATCTTTGCCAAGTTCAGCATTATATGAATGTTTTGAATAAAGACTATTGTTATATTGCAGTTTTAATTGGTGGTCAGAAATTTATTTGGAAACGAGTAGAACGTGATCAGGAATTAATCGATGTACTGACCGAGCAATTAGTTGATTTTTGGGAAAATAACGTAATCAAAGGCGTTGAACCTATTATTGACGGAAGTAAGGCAACAGCTGATTTTTTAAAGGATAAGTATAGCGACATAGAAGAAACGCAAACTACTTTACCTGCTTCGTTTGACGAATTGATAGATCAAAAAAATGAAATGAAGAAAACCAAAAAAGAGTTGGATGTAGCTATTAGAAAAATTGAAAATGAAATAAAAAGCGAATTGGGAAAAAGAAATGCAAGCATTGGTATTACCAAAAAACATATTGTTGAGTGGAAGGAAATACCTACTAAAAGATTGAACAGTAAAAAGTTTGCTGAAAAATATCCTCAAATTGCAAAAGATGAAGAAATATATATGGTTACTACGCCACGAAGATTAATAGAAAAGGAGATTGAGTAAATGTGTAAAGTATGCCCAAGATGCAAAAGTAAAGTAAGAGATAAAAATTGGAAGTATTGTTCCATTTGTGGTTTGAAATTGAAGGAGGAAAAATAATAATGGCAACAAACGAAACCTTAAAAAATCAATTATCACAACAAAATCAAAAACAAGTTCCTGCGAATCAATTAGGTTTAAAAGGATTAATGAATACTCCTACTATGAAGCGGAAATTTGAGGAAGTTCTTCATGAAAATGCTAATGCTTTTATGTCAAATGTCATGACCTTAGTTTCTAATGATAGCTACTTGGCAGAAAGCGAGCCAATGTCTATCTTAAGCGGGGCTTTAACAGCTGCTACATTAAATTTAGGATTAGATAAAAATCTAGGTTATGCCTATCTCGTACCATTTAATACTAAAAATAAGCAGACTGGCAAATGGGAGAGGAAAGCCCAATTTATTTTAGGATATAAAGGGTATATTCAATTGGCTCAACGGTCAGGTAAATATAAAGCATTAAATGTTATTGAAGTCTACGAAGGAGAGTTACTGAGTTGGAACAGGTTAACGGAAGAATTTGAATTTGATCCAAACGGTAGACAATCAGACGATGTAATCGGATATGTTGGATATTTTGAACTATTAAATGGATTCAAGAAAACTGTTTATTGGACCAAACAAGAAATTGAAGCTCATCGAATCGCAAATAGCAAAGACAAAGAAAAAACAAAATTGAGCGGTGTCTGGGCTACAGATTATAATGCGATGGCTCGTAAAACAGTATTAAGAAATATGTTATCAAAATGGGGAATTTTATCTATCGAAATGCAAGAAGCGACAACTTCAGATGAAAAAGTTCAACAAATGCAAGAAGATGGAAATATTATTTCTGAAACGGAAGTAGAAGAAAATACTACGATGAAAACAGCAGAAATAATTAATGAAGCTGATTCAGATCCATTGAATCAAACAGATTTATTTGATACTAAAAATCCACCATTAGAGTAAAGAAGGAGATGTTTAATTATGAAAAAAGCTCCGCGATATTGGTATGATGCGATGGATAAATTTTTTGTAGAAAAGAAGTTAGCTGAACATCCAGAGTTAGAGGAGAAATATTCAACTAATTATAGTAGTTTTAAAAGGTTTTGTTACCTTGTAATGCAATATTATGGCTGGCAAGACATTGAACAACTTCAAAAGGAATTTGATAATGAAACATTTTTTAATATTAAGTTTAAGCGAATGTATCAAACTAATGCTAAAAAATGGAAAAAAATATCACAGGAAGTTTTTGAAAGAGATGCTTATACATGTAAATATTGTGGCAAAATTGGAGGAATACTTGAAGTAGATCATGTTATTCCATTTTCTAAAGGTGGTTCTGATGAATTAGATAATTTAGTTTGTGCTTGCAGAAAATGCAATAGACAAAAAAAGGATAAGACTTTAGAAGAATTCGAACGATGGAGGAAAAAACATGAATGATAGTTACTTTCCTCATGATAGCAATGCAAGAAATTCAGATAAATTAATCCCTGTAAGAATGAAGTATGGCGCAGAAGGATATGGCATCTATTTTATGATTTTAGAAAGACTCCGTGAAGAGAAGAACTACATGAGTATCAGAGATTACAATACGTTAGCCTTTGATCTTCGTGTAGATACCTCAAAAATAAAGGCTATAGTTGAAGATTTTGGGTTATTTACCTTCACCGAAGATGGTGAGTGTTTTTACTCCGAAGGATTCAACAAGCGCATGGAGTATAAAGATGCAAAATCAAAAAAGCGATCAGAAGCAGGAAAAAAGGGTGCAGCTAAAAGATGGCAACAAAATAGCAAAGCTATAGCAATGCCATTAGATGAAAATAGCATTGCTAAAAATGCTAATGCGATTGCTAAAGAAAAAAATAGCAAGGAAAGGAAAGAAAAGGAAAGTAAAGTAAATAAAAGTAAAGTAAACAAAAAAGAAACAGAAAGTAGCATCAATCCGTTGTCACCTGAAACGTCGGTTGAGAAAGCATTCTTTGAAGAACCGTTAGGTGAAGAAAAACTAACGGAGTTAATCCGCTATTATTCACAGAATGTAAGTCCTGCTACTCCTGTTAATATCACTGATTTACAATATGATCTTGCTGATTTTGACGGAGACCTCGAGTTATTGAAAGAGGCTGTTAATATCTGTGCTAGAAATAATGAACGAAGATATAGCTATTTTGCTGGTATTTTGAAAAATTGGCGAGCAAATGGTGTAAAAACATATGCTGATTATCTAAATAACGAGAGAGAAAGAGCAGATAAAAAAACACAAAATAAGCAATATCAAAATAAACCTGTTCGGCAAGAAAAGGTGCCTGAATGGATGAATCAAGCGAACGGTGAAGAAGAAAAGCTATCACCAGAAGAGCAAGCTGAATTTGAAAGACAAATGCAAGAATTGTTGGGAGGAGAGTAAATCATGATTGAAATGAGAGTACTTGATTATCGAATTACTAGCGATGATAGGCAAGTAATCGTAAATAAAGCGAGACGAAATGAACACGGAGAGTTAACCATTTTGATTGATAAAGACGGTACACAAAAAGAATCACTCGCTTTGATTGGTTATTATGGCAATTTAAGTAAGGCTCTCGTCGCAATAGAACGCGATTATGTGCTTTCTAGTGGTAAAACAATACAAACAGTCAAAGAATACAAAAAAGAGCTAGAATCGATTCACAGCAAGCTAAAACGTGAATTAGATTTCGGGGAGGAATTTTAGATGGATGAATTAGTTAAATTAGTGGAAGAATGGGCGAAAGAAAAGCATTTAGATACAGCAGAGCCTGAAAAGCAAATACTAAAAGTGATTGAGGAAGTCGGAGAAGTTGGTGCTGCATTGGCAAGAAACAACGAAAACGACCTAAGAGATGGTATTGGTGATGTAGTTGTGACGTTAATTATTCTTGCTATGCAAAAAAACATGGATTTATACGAATGCTTAAATCAAGCATACAGCGAAATTAAAAATCGGCAAGGGGAAATGGTAAACGGAGTATTCGTCAAAGAATCCGATTTGTAAGGTTTGGGGTGGAAGAGATGCGAATTGTTCTACCGATTGAACCAAAGCCACAAAGTCGCCCGAGATTCGCAAGACGTGGAAATTATGTTCAAACCTACGAAGATCGAGCGATGAAAGAATACAAAAATCAAGTAAAGAATTATCTTCGTAAATCAAGAGCAAAGTTGATTGAAAAAGGGCCAATTTCCGCTCATGTGACGTTTTACATCCACCCGCCTAAATCTGCCTTAAGTAATAAACAGAAACGCTTAGAAGTGGAATTAGAGCGGAAATATTGCGATAAGAAACCTGACTTGGATAATTATTTCAAAGCAGTCACTGATGCTGCCGAAGGTATTTTATATAAAAACGATGGTCAAATTGCTGTGATGGTTTGCCAAAAGCTGTATAGCATGCGACCACGAACAGAAATTGAAATTATGAGTTTGGAGGAAAAGGAATGACGAAAAACAAACTCAGAGAAACAAAAAGAGCCATTCGTCAGAGAATTCTTTTTTTGACTGGTGATGATGAATCATGGATGAATAATCCAGAAATCGTGGAAGAGGTCCAGAGATTATCAAAACGACTGAATTCTAACCTTATAAACGATAAGCGACCATTACCAAAATTAGAGCCTGACAAGCTGACGAAAGAAGAATATCAGCACTTATTAGACTTAGGTTATCAAGTAAACGATATTAAGAAAGCTCTCGGGCTGGGAACAACCACATTTCAAAACTGGCGAAAGGCAAACGGCATAGAAAACATAATTAAGCGAAAAGAAAATAACAAAGTAGAGGAGACAAAACACATGAAATTTAATTTAAATACAGCAACGTTACTTATTTCAGGAAATTTTGGAGTAAAAGCAGAGGAATGTTTAACGATCTCAAAAAGCGGTCTGGCTTTAAGTGGTCCAGTAGTTCAACGATTGAACAAACCTGAATGGGTTCAACTGTATTTAGACGAACAAAACAAAGCGTTATTTGTTTTGCCGTGTGAAGCCATTGCGGAAGGTGCAAGAAGTTGTGTAAGTCCTAAGGCAAATAAAAAAACAGGCTACCGAAAAAGCTGGAATGGTCATGTGTTAAGAAAAGCTGCCGAAGTTGGAGGCTTTAATATTGAAACAGATGTTTACCATGTAAAACCAGAAGAAGTAGAAGGACATCCAAACGCTTTAGGATTTGATTTGACAAAGGCGGTCAAAGTGAATGGGTAAAACTAAATCTAAAATCAAAAAGAAAAAACGTAGATTAAAAGAAAAAGCTATTGCAAATGGCACATACAGTAAGCGAGGGAAAAGCGATGGTATGTATAAAATGCAAGGGACAGATGATTGTCTGGGAAAAAGATAGATTCGGTCATTCAAAAGCAACTTCTTGTCCGCTATGCAACAAAAGTGGGCAAAGTGTTGCGAAAAAGTTAGCTGAAATAAAGAAGAAATAAATGAAAGGAGTGGAGTTTGTGGCCACAGTAAAGAATTCTTTGCTCCTTTGAAATTATGATAGTATGGGCACTATTTGATAGTGGGAACGGATGTTATAAACGTTCTGCACAAAAGTTTGAAGATATAGAAATATACAGCATAGGTTTGGATATTGAAAATAAGAATGACCATTTTATTCATCTGAATTTAGCGGACTATTCTTATATGTTTAATGATAATAAATTATTCAAAGTTTTAGACAAATTACCAAAACCAGATTTAATCATTGCAAGCCCACCATGTGAAAGCTGGTCAGTAGCTAGTGCAATGAAAAATGGGAATGCATGTTGGAAAAGAGAAGATGTAACAGATAATTTATTTGCGCCACAGATATTACCAAGCCCGTTTACTATAAGAACCACAAAAGATTACGAAGATACTAATTATGTTTATGAACGACAATTTTTAAAAAGAGTGAATGGAGAGTTAACGGTTTTTAATACTATAAAAATTATAAAAAAGTACCAACCCAGATATTTCATTATTGAGAACCCGGCTAATGGTAAAATTTGGGAATATATTGAAGATGTCTTGAATTTTAAAATACCATTTAAAAATTTAACCAGGTATAACAATTATGATTATCCATTACAGAAGCCCACGAAATTTGCTAGTAATATCTATTTGGGATTGAAAAATAAAGTTATTAAACAAGAAATTGCATGGGGGAATTTTTCAAAAAGCTATAACGAACGATCAAATATTCCAGAAAAATTAGTGGATGACATATTTAAAAAAGTTTTAGAGAAAAATAAATAGAAAGGAGCGGAGGTTTGCGGCCGCATTAAAAAGCTTTTTGCTCCTTAAAAACGATGAAATTAACAACAGAAAAAATAAATGAACTGCTAGGTGTTGATGAAAGCTTTCATGCTTCCTATAAATTGATTGAAATATTAAGTAGTCAAAGCGAACGAGAACTACTATTTACCAACTTTTTAAAAGAAGAACAAGACCTGTCATTTGATTGGTTCACAGAATATTTTCAAGCGGAACATTCAGACCGAAAAGGCAAGAAACAAGATTTTACACCAGATGGAATTATTCGGGTAGCCAGTGGAGTTCTTGGGCCAACTCGTTCCAATGCAGACATTTGTGCAGGAACTGGCGGTTTAACAATTAAACGATATGCAGAAAATCCTGATGCACAGTTTTATTGTGAGGAGTTTTCAGATCGTGCATTGCCATTTCTCTTGTTTAATTTAGCAATCAGAAATATAAATGCCGTAGTTCTGCATGGTGATTCATTAAGCCGTGAATTTAAAGCAATATACAAATTAACAAAATCAACTGAGTTTAGCTCTATTGAAATTGTTGACGAAGTACCAGCGACTAAATCGGAAACGGTCATCATGAATCCACCTTACTCGCTCCCTTGGAATCCATTAAAAGAGTATTTAGAACAAGAGCGTTTTTCGGATTTTGATGTATTAGCACCAAAATCAAAAGCGGACTACGCCTTTTTATTACAAGGTATCCATCAACTAAAAGAAAATGGTGTGATGTCTATTATTTTACCGCACGGCGTTTTGTTTCGAGGTGCTGCAGAAGAAAAGATTCGCAAGAAACTTATTGAAAAGAATCTGCTAGATGCTGTTATTGGACTACCTGCAAAAGCATTTATGAATACTGATATTCCTACGGTTCTTCTAGTTTTAAAAAAGAACCGATTGAATAAAGATATTTTATTCATTGATGCCAGCAAGGAATTTAAAAAGGAAAAGGCTTGGAATGTTTTAGAAGACGAACATGTCGCTAAAATTTTAGAAGTGTTCCAAGCGAGAAAGGCAGTTGATAAGTTTAGCAGTGTAGTTACTATCGAAGAATTGAAAGAAAATGACTTTAATCTAAACATACCTCGTTATGTTGATACTTTTGAACCAGAACCTGTAAAGCCACTATCTGAAATAATGGCAGAAATGAAACAAACAGAGCAAGAGATTGCAAAAAATAATATCGAGCTAGCCAAAATGATGAATGATTTAGTCGGAACTACGCCAGAAGCTGATAGACAAATAAAAGAGTTTGCTTCATTCTTTTCGGAACATGTTGGGTATAAGGATAATCAAAAACCAAAACGACGAATAAAGAGAGCAGAACCGACGGAAGGGGAGCAATTGAGCCTATTATGATTGATTTTGATAACTTTGAATGTGTCAAATTAGAAGATGTGGCAGAATTTGGAAGGGCAAAAGCGGGATACATTTATCCTGCTGGAACATCAACCATTCAAATATCGGCTACGAAAGGCCAAATAGATTTTCTAGAATATCCTAGGGAAGTACCAACAAAGGAAGTTGTGATTATTCCTCAAAATGGCATCGAGCCTAAGTATTTCAATTTAATTCTACAAAGAAATGTAGACAAATTTATTGCAAAGTATGCAACAGGTATCAATATACAAGAAAAGGAAATTGGTAATTTTCCAATAGAGTTATTCAATCGAGAAACCCAAAAAGCCTTTGTTCGGATGATGGATCATATCACTGATGGAATAGCGACGGCAGAAAATGAACTAACCATCTATAAAGAAATGAAAAAAGCTTTTCTTGGGGATTTGATGTTGTAATTTAAGAAAGCGAGTGAAGAAGATGATTCCAATGTTTTTAAAACGATGTAAACATAACTTTGTGGTAGTTGCACATATTGGTGGGGATACACAGAATACTGCAATGAAATGTACAAGGTGTAATAAGAAAAAAGTTGTAGCTGATAATAGAAGTAATTTTTGTTATTCATATGATGAAGTCGTACGGCGCGGCAAATCGATGACGGAGGGAACAGAATGAGTAAAGAACAAATACTAAAAGGTTGGGTCGCTAAAATAGGAGATTGTGATCCAGCAATCCATTTATTAAAAAGCTTGATGCACAGACAAGATTATAACGAATTTGATCTAGAAAATAGAAAACTCGGTAGTTTAATTTTGAACGCTTTGTCAGCTTTAGGATACGAAAATATTTCAGATGAAGAGGAAGACTTTGAAAATGGAATTAATGATAAACGTGTTGCTGAAAATGTAATAATGCAACTATACGCTAGTGACAAACAAGAAAAATTAGAAAGTATTAAAGAAAAAGTGGTATTGGACAGTATGGGATTGTTAGAGTTTCAAGAGAACTGGTATGGCTACAGTACATGGACGATTGAAGGTTATGAAATAGAAACCTTTACGCTAGGTGGTCATAATTTACTTGAAATATTAGAAGGATTAGAAGGTAAATTTATTTATTTGGTTATCGATCGATTTAAGGAGGAAGAAAAATGAAATTTTACGAAATGAGAGAACCTTATTATGCATTAATTGCTGCTGAAGATGAAAAACAATGTTTAAAACTTTACAAGGATATTGTTTGCGATGTAGAGGACGAAAAAGAGTTTTTCGATGATATGAAAACAATTGATAAATACGAAGCGTTCAAAATGCTTGCTAAAAGTCATATTGAAGATGGTGGAGAGTTGGGCGCAGAAGAAGCTTTTAATCAGTTAGAAAATCTTGAAGCAAATGGCGAAGTATTGCTGATTGATAGCGGTTTGTTGTAGGAGGAAGCAAAATGAAACTATATAGATATGAAAGTTCAAAAAATACTGGACATTGGACAGAAAGCATAATTCAAGCAAATAAAGAATTCGAAGAGGAAAAAGACTATCTAATGTCAAATGAGCCAGAGGAAGATGAAACAGTTAAATTAGTTTCAATTGAGATACCATATGACTTGATAGATGAACTAGAAGATGAATCCAAAGAGTTGAAACAGGCCATATTAATGTATGATCCAGATCGTTTAGACGAAAATCCAAGAGAAGATGGCTATGACTTTGATTATTATGCTGCTTGGTCTGATGATATAGCGAAACGTAAGGTGGTATCGGAATGAGTATGAGCATTCAACCAGGAGTCAAAGTAAAGTATATCGGTAAAGGAGTTCCACAATACACAAACCAATTTTTGGTAGTAAAAGCAGTATTAGTGAATGGGCTGATTCTTGAATTTCCTGAAGAAGATAAAAGAGAGGTTGTACTGGAAGATTGTGGAATTTGGAAGGAAGAATCGTTAATCTGTGGATTTGATGAAGTGGAGGAACAGTGATGAATAAACAAGAATTGATTGAAGAATTAGAATGCTTAGAAGTTCCTACAGATAGTTATAGTTATTTGAGAGGCGCTAACTATGCTGTCGAAAAAGCAATTAGCTTAGCAAAACGACTAGACGAACCGAAAAAAGCTATGTTACCTAAAACTGCTGATGATTTTATTGAAGAAAGTTTAGGAATGGGTTCTGATAAAGTTGATATTATCAGTTCCGCAGATTCTTTCTTAAGAACAATGCCCGATGATGAATTTTCTTTGTGGTTTAAGTCGAACAGAGATTTATTTGTTAATGCATTAGCTAACGGCTACGAAGTCGAGAAGGGACCATTATATCACGTTTTATTACCAGACAAAGGGGCGACTAACACAGGATATACTTTTTTAAATTTAACGGGAACAATTGATTTTACGATATGTAAGGAAAAGGTGGATATGTTAACAGAAAATCAAATCAAAGCAATTGATGAGCGCTATTGGCCGTTTGCTGTGAAGGTGGAGGGATAATAAATGGAAAAATCAAAAAGTTTGATCATATGGCTACCGACTGGTGAAACAATGAAGTTTGAAGATGTTAGGCATGTTGAAACAGTTACAACTGATTTAGAATGGGATGTTTTAAAATTTAATTATCTAGGTGTTTCAACTGGAGTAAGACGAAATGTAGTATTTGAAATGAGTAAATTAATGGGATGGGCATTGGAAGAATAATAAATGATCAAATTTAAAGAATTCAATACTCAACCTTACGATGTTCACATTACTAGATTTTTTGAAGATTTAAACAGAAACAACCCAGATGATGTTTTTGAATATGTTGACTTGAAATGCGTTGATAGAAACTTAGTGATATTAGTTTACCGTCAAACTAATAGAAGCATACGTCAGCTCAGAAATGTACTTAAGGGAGGATAA